AAGTCACATCCGGAACTACCCAACGGTCGAAACTTCCATGTATGGGGCGGGAACAACGACCCAGAGGCGGAAGAGAAATATCGTAATAACTTCGATAGGATTTTTCCCAACGCTCCGGGCGCGGGGTTTTAGTCGTCAATCATCAACATTCTGGAGGGAATGAAGATATGTCAGAAACAAAAACCAACATAGCCGATGAGCTTGGTTTTGTGGAAACGGAACAGGAACCGATCAGGCCAAGCGAAGCGATCTACCTCTTCGCCGGCCTGCTCAACGTGCTCGAGGCACCGTTGATGTGTGGAGCCAAACACAGGACCACCAGGCTTGCCGACATCGTTGTGGATGTTTGCCGGGTGAATGGCTTTAAGCCACCACGGCCGGAGTTTCAAAAGAAGCTGAAACTCATGCACCCGGTTTATTCGGACAATCAGGGCAAGGTACAGACCAAGGTGGATGATCTTCTCCCGGTTGAGGCAATATGCGCTTTCATCGAGTTTTTGTGCGGAACATTTGAAGAGTTTCCAAAAGACGAAGTGATGGCCCTTTGTGCGATATTCGCCAAAGCGAACCACCTGGGTATGCCGGTGCGTGGGTGGAGTGAGCGGGTGGTTACGCCGGACTTGTCCAGTGGGCCGAAAGCTACTGCAGTTAACTGAACAACTATCCTTGGAGGGATAAAATGACGGAAGGCAAGAAAGGATTGATCGACGAATCAGAAACAATATGGGGCGATTTCCAGTGTCACAAGAAAGTTAAAGCCTTCAATGTCTTGCATGTCGAGGCGTTTGATCGTGGCGACAAGTATCGGCTGTCTGGTGTCAACGGTGGCTCTATCGATGTTTCCTCGACATGGTTCTTCGACCATCAGCCGGAGATAGGTGGTTACATCGTCAAGTACGAAGACGGCTACCTCTCATATTCTCCGAAAATTCCATTTGTTGATGGATATTCGGAAATCTTCTTCGAGACTGACGGTGCTACGGCGACGCTGAAGCCAAGCAGCGAGCAGGCAATCGAACAAGAGATCCAAGAAAAAAATCTCAATGCTCCACGTCTCTGTCCTGCAGATATTGACGTGGTGATTGTCGGTGAGTCGTTCACTGTTTTGCCAAGCGGCAAGGCGATGGTATGCGAGCTCCTGCTTGCTAATGGTTTCTCTGTTCGCGGTGAATCGGCCTGCGTGTCGAAAGAAAACTTCGATAAAGCTATTGGCCAAAAGATTTCCCGGGAAGATGCCCGGAATAAGGTGTGGATGCTTGAGGGGTATTTGCTGCAGGAAAGGTTGTCATATCCTGACCGGTACCCGGCTGTTGCTGCCGATGATATTGCTACTGATGTCTACACCGAGAGAGAGATTGTGATGATCACCGCTCTCGAGAAATTAGCAACACTTGGGAATGGAGACAAGATCGGGAACAGCGTGGGAAACTGTATAGCCTGTGATGCCCTGGACACAATTGGCCCAATGTCTACAGGACCTGTATCGCGTGGGACTTGTGTATCAAAAACCCTGCACAACTCCGATATCTCTGGCGCCAGAAAGAACGTCAAGGACATCAAGGTTGTTGGTAACGGCGATATGTTCCAGCTGCTCTGCAAAGCCTCCAGCGAGAATGAGGGCTGGATGAAGAGCACCAAGGCTATGCAGATTGGCAGTGAGGATACCCATGGTGGTGGGTGTCTTGTCCAAGTGACAACACAACAGCGCAATCCAGACGGCAGTTACTCTGTTGCGGAGGCACTGGCCTTTGTTCCTGGAGCACAAATAGCTACTGATTCAAACGATGGCCGAAAACTTATTTAGCAAAAACTTCTGCCCGGTCATAGCAGGAAAACTGACCAAACAACACTCTACGGCTACTGATGCCGGGAAAACTCAGCTCGCCCACTCATAGGCGGAAAAAGGAGAAGTGACATGGCAGGAGAAGCACCAGCATTTGAAGGAACGGAAGGCGCGACAACAGGTGACAGCGGAACTGGCGCAGCAGTAGCAGAGTCCGCAACCGGTTTGACCGCTCCGGCAGCATGGTCTGACGACGAGATGGGCGGAGGACAAACTTCGACCAAGGCTCAGGAATCCTCAAAGGGGTTAACAGATACGGGCTTACCCGGCTCGGAAGAGGGGAAGAAGGCAGAAGGTGAAGAAGACGACCCGGCAAAGGCAACAGCCGGCGCAGCGGCAAAGGAAGGGAGTGGTGACGATGGCGACGAAGAACAAGGTGGCGATAAACCGCCAAAAGGCTATGCGCCAGTCGAAGCCCTGAAACAGCAGAAATCGGCAGTGAAGTATTTCAAGTCTGAGCTCTTAACGGCCAAGACGACAATCGCCGATCTCGAGAAACAACTTGCCGAACGACCGACAGCAGCAAAGCCGGACGAGCTGAAAGATTTCCAGGTTCTCTCCGACGACGAGATCGAGGAGCTGGCCGACGATGACCCTGTGGCCGCGGCGAAATACGTCAAAGACCTTCGCCGGTTTGAGAAGGCGCAGGAGACTTCAGCCAAGGAAAAAAAGGCTCGTGAAGCCCGGGAAGAGGCGGATGCCATCGAAACATTCGACGCCAATGAGCGCATTTCCAAGGTGCTCGTGGTGGATGGTCAAAACATCCAGGCCGATCTCGCAAAGTTCGCTGCAGAAAACGGTTTTACCGAAGAGCTCTTTATCCTCACTGATCCGGCAACGCAGATCATTGTCAACGGGGAGGAAGGACCAAGGGCACTGACGTCTAAGGCCGCAAGCATGGTCGAGTTTCTGGCAAAAATGATGCACAGCCAGAAGGCAACGACCGGAAAAGCTATCACAATCGATAATGTACCTGCTGATGTTCGCGCGGCAATAATCGCGCAAGAGCAGGAAAAAATAATAGGCAAGGTCCGACAGGGCGTTAAGCCTCGCAGTATTACGGAAATCTCTTCTTCCAGTCAGGACGATGGAACGGGCAAGTTCAAGGGCAAGGCTTACGCCGACCTGAGCCCGGAAGAGCGACAAGAATACATGCAGGGCAACTGACGTCTCCATGACCTGCCAAAAGGTTAAGGAGTTTTATCATGGCAAGTGAATTAACTGGTTTTGCAGTAGGCGATCCCGAAGCGATACAGCGTTGGGAAGAGATGCTCACCTATGAGGCTGAGGTTCAGGCGTATTTCCATAAGTTCGAGGGAACCGCCAACGACAGCATGATCGTTGTCAAAGACGCACTTTCTAAAGGTGCCGGTGAGAAGGTCACCTTTACCTTGCGCGGTCGGCTCTCCGGCGACGGTGCCGAGGGTGATACCATCATCGAGGACACCGCGGTTGAAGAATCCCTGGATTTCTTCAGCGACTCGCTGCTCATTGACCAGCGGAGAAAGGGTACCCTCTCCAAAGGCAAGATGTCGCAGCAGCGGGTTTCGTTCAAGATCCGCAAAGAGTGTGGTGACGCACTGCAGAACTGGTTCATCGAGGATCGTGACCAGCAGTATTTCATCTATGCATCCGGTGCTCGTGGTGTGAATGCCGACTTCCATGTCCCGACCACATTTACCGGCAGGGCGGGCAATGCACTTCGTGCCCCATCTGCCGACCGGATTATCTACGCCGGAAACGCTACGGCCAAGATTGATCTGGCTGCGGATGATCTCATGTCCCTTTCTCTCGTTGAGAGATTGGTCGCCCTGGCGGAGACTACCGACCCGATGATGATGCCGTTCATGGTCGATGGCGAGAAAAAATTCATCCTGCTCATGCACACATGGCAGGCCTTCGCTCTGAGGACCTCCACCACGGCCAATGACTGGCTGGACATCCAGAAGGCGACGCAGCGGGACAAAGCCCCCCTGTTCTTCAAGAATGCCCTGGGGGAGTATGCCGATGTCGTGCTGCATAAGCATCGCTCCATTATCCGGTTCGACGATTACGGTGCGACTGTAGACCTGCCGGCAGCTCGTGCGCTGTTCTTTGGCGCACAGGCCATGGTCTGTGCCTATGGCCGGAATGTGGAGAACGAGAACCAGGCAGGAGCTGACCTCAAGGGCCGGCGTGTCTGGTGGAATGAGGAAACCGCCGATCGTGGTAACCGCCTGGCGGTAACCGGTGGCATTATCACCGGTGTGCAGAAGACCAAGTATGACCGTACCGTAAACGGTGGAACGTCCACGGACTTTGGCGTTGTTGCAGTTGAAACCTACTGCAAGGATCCCAACGCGACTGCGTAATAAGTAATAACTGAGTCCCTCCGGGTACCGGGTGACAGGGTATCGTTACCCGGTGCTTTTCACATCATAACTGAGGTTTAAATAATGTCTGAAATAGGGAAGCAAATTCTGTTTATGTACATCGGTCTGAAGGTCGCTATCGGGTTGAAGACGAAGCATATGACGGAAAAGGTCTTTTTGAAACGCAATACCCCGGTGCCGTTCGATGCCGTCTATGGCCGGAAGCTTATCGCGGAATATCCGAAAGTGTTCCGGGAGTACGAGGAGAGTGATCTGGAGAAGTTCGAGCGTGAGCATTGCGCCGACCTGGTGCCCCTGTCTCCAGGGACGGTTGTTTTGCCTGTTGATCCCGGAAAAAAGAATCCTCCTCCGGTTGTCGCCGAGAGCGGTCCTTTGCTCGCCGAGGCAGGTGTGGACGATCTCACCGAGGAAGAGAAGGCGGCGCTTGATGGATTCAAGGCAGAAGAGGCAGAGTTCGAGATGATCGACGGTTCCCTGCAGTGTCCCTTCTGTGCCAAGGCCTACAAAGAGAATTCCGGCCGTGGTAAGCATGTCCTTATCAATCATCTCGAGGAAGCCCATAGAAAGTTGTGGGCCCAGGCCATTCTTTCCCAGGCGAAGAAGGAGTAACGGCAAATGTCAACCGTCGAAGAGCATAGGGAAGAGATCAAGGGAGCCATCATCAACGGTTCGTTTGATGATGATTTGCTTGATAAGTGGATCAATATGGCTATCCGCAAGATGTCGTCACTGGTCTTGCTGCCGGTCCTGGAGAGAACCGGCCAGGTGAACACAGTTGTCGGGTCTCCGTTTATCGACGTGCCGGAAGACTTCGGTCATAATCTCTTTTTTGCCTCGTCTCCGGGAGGGCCTATCACTGTCCTTTCGTCCATAGCCGCTATGCTTGAGGAATTTCCTCTGTTCTCGGTTGATAATGAAGTGGGGACAATCGAATTTTGTTGTCTCTCGGGAAGAAAGGTCGCCATTCATCCTGTTCCTGCGGTTATTACCGCAACAACGCTCTTCTATCACACGTGGCCGGCAGTCCTGGAATATAACGAAAGCGTCGACCAGTACATCTCCCAGGAAGACGACCAGGAGGATATTATTCACAACTTCGTGCTGTGGCGGGCAAACAAGCAGATCGAAGACGGGATAGAGGGCGGCAACCAGTTCTATACCAAGTTCTATAAAGCTGAGTTTGAAAAGGCGGTCGATGATTTCAAGGTGTCGATCAAGCAGGGGCAGAGCAGGCCGGTACCTGACCGCAGGCGTCAGGGTATTTAAGGAGGAAATGTAAATGGTAGCATTAGGCCCTTGGATGAAAGGCATGAACAACCGGGCATCGAGTCACGCACTCCCCGTAGACTCCCGGCAGGCCCCCGGGGCAGCTTGCCGCAATGCCGTCAATGTCGATTTCGACAATGAGGGGAAGGGGCGACGGCGCAAGGGTTCTGCTCCTGTCTATGCGGGTATTGATACTGGGTACGGTTTCTCCTGTCCTGCCGGCTGTTTCTTTACCGAGAACGGCATGCTGATGCGGTTTAATAACGATAACTCAGCAACTGCCCTGTGCGCCCTGGCCGGGCCGCGAGTCACCTATCATTACCTCAATGGGGTTTTGTACCTGTCGGATGGCCTGGTATCGAAAAAGATTGTCGGCGGCGTGGTCAACAATTGGGGCATGGATGTTCCCGGTGAAGTGACGCTGCACGGTATACCCGGCGACTACTCAGCAGGTGTTTATCTCGGCGCTGTTTCTTTTGTCGATGCCGCAGGGGTCGAGTCAGGTGCATCACGGATAGCCACTGTTTCTCTTGGTGCC